AGGGTTGTTAAACATCAAAAAGTAAAAAATGGCTGAAATTAGGATTCCAATATCCGTTGATTTAAAAGACGGTTTAAATAAATTAAAGCAAGTTCAGGATGGTGTTAAAAACATCGGTGATAAAACAAAAGAAGTAAACAGCCAAAAACCACTTGGTTCCAATATTGAACCCGAACCATTTCAACGATTAAATCAGCAATTTAGAGCAGCACAAGCCGAACTTCAAAGGGTAATTGAAAAATTTGGTGTTACTTCTGTTCAAGCTAAAGCGGCAGCTCAAAAAGCGGCTGGAATAAAAGATGCCATTGAGGATTCAAAATTGGTTTTGGATGCTTTCGACCCGGATGCTAAATTCAAGGGTTTTGCAAATGCTGTTGGCGGGGCAACTGGTGCATTGACAGCCATTACGGGTGTTCAGGCTTTATTTGGTACTAAATCAAAAGAGGTTGCCGAAGCATTGGCAAAGGTTCAAGGGGCATTGGCTATTTCACAAGGGTTAAACCAAATACTTGCCAGTAAGGATGCGTTTAAAGCTTTAGCCCTTCAATTGGGAATAGTTTCTGTTAAAAAGGTTGAAGACACGGCAACAACGGTTGCAAATTCAGCTGCCCAAATTACCAATTCAGCAGCAACCAATACAAGTGCAGTTGCGACAGAAGGAATGGCAGTTGCACAAGAAACAGCAGCAGTTGCCACAACAGCAAGTTCAGCGGCTTTAGGGGTATTTAAAACGGCTTTAATAGCAACGGGAATTGGTGTGTTTGCTGTCGGCCTTGGTTTATTGATTGCCAATTGGGGTAAAATTTCTGAAGCCATAGGTTTTACAAATAAAAATTTAGAAAACTACAAAGACATAACGGCTGAAGCTGCTAAAAACAGTGCTGAAGAAGTCACAAAATTGCGGATTCTTTATCAGGTTTCACAAGATCAAACAGAAAGTTTAAAAACAAGAAATAAAGCTGTTGATGAACTTCAAAAACTTTACCCGGCTTATTTTGGTAATTTAAGCAATGAAGCAATTCTTGCCGGTAATGCCAAAACAAAATATGAAGAACTTACCCAATCAATAATTGCCAAAGCAAGGGCTGAAGCTTCAGTTGGAAAAATTACAGAATTATATTCAACAGATAAATATCAGAAGGCTTTAAGTCAAGTTAATACATTAAATGATACTTTAGAAAGGGCAAAAAAAACTGGGATAAGTGCTGCCGATGCAATATCATTAAACATGGGTTTTGCTTCAGCTTTTAAACCTGGAACAAAAGAGTTTGAAGGTGCCTTTGATTTATTTCAAAAGAAATTAAAAGAAAGAAATTCAGAAGCAATAAAAACTGTTGATGACATTGACAATCAGGCAAAAAATATTATAAAATCATTTAATGCCGGTGGAATTGTTGATGCGGTAATTGGTGGTGATAAAACGGGAGGAAAAAAAGCAACTACCCAAGTTGAAACAGTTAAATCAGTTTTAGAAGATTTAAAGAAAAATTTAACGGGTTTAGACATAAAAGCAGACGTTACCGGTGCCAATGTTCTTGAGGAAAAAATAAAAACAATTCAAGATGCTATAATAAAGCTGCGGACTAATTTAAAAGTAAAGCCGGGTGATAATGTGTTAAGTGAATTAAATGACCAATTGTCTATTCTTAAATTTCAGCGTCCAGTCATTCCAATTTCTTTTAATCGTAAGCAATTTTATTCGGAGCAAAAGAAATTAATTGAAGATGCCAACCAAGTAAGTGACAAAGCACCAACAAAATTAATTATTCCGGTACAGTTAAAGCAATATCAGACTGACAAAGCAAAAGAAGACAAGTCAAATCAAGACAGATTAAAAGCGGCTGAAGAATTTGCAAAACAAATAAATGACATTGTTAGTGGATCATTGGCTGATCTTGCGACAACATTTGCCAGTGGTTTAGTCGATATTTTTTCGGGTGGTTCTTTTAAAGATACTTTGTTGTCAGGTCTTTCTTCAATAGGTAAGGCTTTACAAGAAATTGGCAAACAATTTATTGCAGCTGGTGTGAAAGTTGCCATCTTTAAAAAACTTTTGTTTAAAAATCCAATCCTGGCGATTGCAGCCGGTGTTGGTCTTGCTCTTATTGGCGCAACACTTGAAAAATCCGTTCAAAAGAAATTGGATTCAGGCAATGGATATGCGAGAGGAGGAAGAGTAAGGGGACCTGGAACAAGTACATCAGATAGTATTCCGGCCATGTTATCGGATGGTGAATATGTAATAAAAGCATCTACGGTTAGAAAATATGGGTCATCATTTTTTGACAATTTGAATAGTGGGGTTGTTCCCGAAATTCCATTAAAATTGGCTGAAGGTGGATTGGTTTCAAATGATCCATCAACGATTTCTGATTCAATAGGTGGTGCAATTGAAGCATTACAAGAATTAGCCAATGGATTACCATCCAGGGCTTTGGTAAATAAATTAGCAGATTCATCGGAAGCTTTTACAGAATCAATTGATGAAACAGCTCAATCATTAGAGGAATTAAGTAAATCTTATTCAAGGGCATTAGTAAATCGGGCTGCGGCTGGTGGGAATAAAGAATTGGAAAAACAATTTTTAGCTGATACAATTTCCGAATCAAGGGCATTAGTAAATCGGGCATTTCCAGTTCTTCCATCAATAAAAGCTGCAAATATTCCAACAATAACACAAGATTTTAATGCAAATAATGGGTTTATTGCTGAAACAAGAATAAGTGGACAAGATTTGAAATTGGTTCTAAATAGGGCAGATTCACGTTATAAAACAAGTGCATAATGTATTGGAACGATTATTTTGAAGCTTATGTTGGTGAATTTGATTCACTCACAAGAAATGGAAGTTCGGAAACTTACAAATTAACCATTTACTCAAAAACCCCATTAATTCCATCGGGATTGAATTTTGCCAAAGACCCGTGTGTTATAAGATATTTAGATGACAATGCATTCCCAGCAATAAAGGGTTGTGAACTTGAAGTAAACCTTTTGAACTTAAACGGAACAATGCCAAGTTCAACTTTTTATTCTAAAAATGAGGATGAATTTAAAGCAAAATTGGAATGTAACGGGGTAACATTATTTGTTGGATTTTTACTTCAAAAAGAAATAACTGAAATTCAAGTTGATTTTACCCATGAATTTAGATTAATATTTACCGATGGTTTGGCTACACTTCGGGAAATTCCTTTTAATTTAGCTTGTCAATCTGTTCCTTCTTTGGGTGGCCTTAATATAACACCCGTAACGAGTAGGTTAAATAGTTTTGCAGAAAGTGCGGTTTTTTATGCTTATTTGGATGTGACATCACTTGCCGGAAATCCAGCTGTAAATGATACACTAATAATTGAAAATGCAAGATTGATAAACGGTGTTTATAGAATAACCCGTAAAAAAGACCCACCACACAATCCAGTATTGCCATTTGTAAATAGAATTTTACAATTGGCTGAACCAATTAACACTTATTCAGTTACCGGAAGACAAGCTTTTCTTTATTATTTCACCCCATACGACACAAATAATGTCATTTCATTAAAAGATGTTATAAAGATTTGTGTGGCAATGACGGGAACAAATTTAAACTTTTCTATTGGGTACAATTTGACAAGCCCACACATTGCTTCAAATGATTTGTTTTCAAATGTTTTTGTTGATATTGACACATTTAGAAGAAACGAAAATTGGCTTTCTTGTTATGAGGTTTTGGAATCAATAATGAAAACGTTCCGTTTTACTATAATGCAATCGGCTGGTCTTTTTAGATTAATAAGATGGTTTGATTTAAAAGATAGCGGAAACAGCTTATTTGGTCAGACATTCAGTTATCCTAATTACAATTTTGCATTTTCAAATCAATTAATAGCTACAAGAACAATCGGTGACGGAACGGATATTGAAACGGGATTAAACCGAACACTTGAAAGGCCTTTGAAATTTAGTCAACAAATCTTTGAAATTTCCACATTTGAAAATTGCCCTAAAAATAACAATCTTCAAAAGTTGGGGGCTATGTACCAAAAAACAACTAGTGGAACCGAAATTGTAAGAAAATACAATTTGGCTGATTGGTCATTAAATCCGGCTGCGCCAACAGTTGAAACGGCAATTGTTTCACGTTCAGATATTTATGGAAATGAAGTTGAAAGATATATTTATATCAATAGATTGCCAGGTACTAATAGCGGATCTTATGAATGTGTTCAATCATTGCCAGTTAAAATAAACGAAGGTGATGAATTTACTTATGAATTCCAATTCAATGTTTATGGTTGGCAAGGTGGAAATGAAACATCTTATCACCCAAAACTTGAAGGTTATGTGGGTATAAAACATACTGATTACCAGGGAAATGTAGGTTGGTTAAAAAATGAAGAAGATGATCAGTTTTCATGGGATTATACCCCAGGAACTTTGGCTTCATGGTTTTATAAAACTACCAACGCAAGTGGTGAATTTTGGGAAAGATGGGTACAATTTTCTGTAAAAGCAAAAGCTCCAAAAGATGGTTATTTGACATTTTATTTATTCAATTTAATGGATTTTTTTCCAACTCCGGATGGTGTAACAGAATTTAGATTTAAAGACATCAAGGTAACAATTAAACCTTTTTTAAGTGGGTCAACTTTAATGGCTAAAAAATTATTTAATTCTTACCAATGGGACCAAATAAAGAATAGCAAAGAAGAAACGATTTTGATTGATTCATCAAATAAACTTGATGTTAAAGGCATTTTGAAATACTATAACGGCCAAAGTGGATATATTGGAATGACACGTTGGGAACTTTTTAATTTTGAATCAACACTTGGTCAGATAATGACAAGACAAGATGTTATTCAAAATAAGGTTACAAGATTAAAATTTGAGGGAAAAACATTTCCAATTGTTCAAGGTGGTAGTTTTCTTTATGCTCACACATTAATTTCATTACAATTTATACTTGATAAATGGTTTGTTTTCGGAAAATTAGAACTGAATTTTAAAGAAAATGATGCTAATTTTACACTTTATGAACTGTATGACATTGCGGAAGTAACGAATTATGGGGTGCTTGACGATGACGTTCAATCAGTTATAAATTATAATTCAAAATGAGTTTAGTTAAAGGTGAAAATGTTCTTTTGTACATTTTTGATGGTGGACTTTGGAAGCTTTTGACATGTGGCAGAAGCTGCACTTTAACGACTTCAGCTGATTCAATTGAAACTTCAATCACTGGTTCAGGATCGTGGCGGACTTATGAATATGTCGCATTGAATTGGACCGCATCATTGGAAGGATTAATTTATTTGGAAGGAGTAAATACTTTGAGTTTGCCGGATATTCGGTCATTTCAATACGGATTTGTTAAAGTTTTATTGAGATACCAAAGAACAGACGAAGACGGAAATGTTTACACCGATGAAGGTTTGGCCATTATTACTTCGGTTTCCGACACGGGTGAATTTCAAGGGATGGCCACATTTAACATGGAATTAAAGGGAACGGGGCCACTTACGGGTGTTTTTGTTCCTACACCAGTAAATCCAAATGCAAAAGTGAAAAGATTTGAATATGAAGGGGTTTCAGGAGAAACAAGTTTTTCCAATGCCCAATTAATCGGAAAAGAAATTTTGGATGTGGTTGTGGATGGAATTGGACGGTCCAAAATAATCACATCGGGAACACCGGTTGACCAAGAAGCCAAATTTAGTTCTGGATCAGGAACGATTGAACTTCCGATTCCTTTGGATGCCGGAACACAAGTTTACATTTTATTTCAAGATATATGATGAAAAGAATTTTAATTCTGTTAATGTTGCATATAACATTAACAAGCTTTGCCCAAGAACCAGCCTATACCCCAATGAATTTAAATTACAAGTTTAAGGGAATAAGGGTTGATAGCTTGTTTTTAATCCCTTCATTTGTAGATACTTCAACAGCCAATGGCCAAAGGTGTGCCACAATTCCAGGTTCTTTAATAAGAACACAAAATGATTTTTGGATGCGTAATTCAACGGCAAATGCTTGGCTACATAATGTCAATGTTGGTAACGGTGCGAATCCGGCTGTTCAATTTTTAGATTCAATTAAAAGACGTTCTGATTCGGTGTTTATGAAGAAAAACGGAACGTGGTTATTTGCTTTCAAGGATTCCGTTGGTGGTGGTGGAACTGATTCACCTAATAGAATTGACGGAATAGCAACTTCAAGTGTAAATGCCGACATGGATGGTTTTACTATTCAGTTTTTAAATGTTAATACATTTACAACAAATGCTGATTACATTAATTTAAATTCATTAGTAACCGATTTAAATTCAACTGATTCGATTATTTTAAGAGGATCAAGGGCTAAAATAAAAAGTGATAGTTTATTTATTACAAAGCTTCCAGTTGCTTTGCCTACAAAAGACACAATTCTTTCAATCGGGACAAATGGAAGGATATTTAAACAAGCCATTGGTTCACTTTCGGGGGTTAGTTTACAAGACGTTTTGGACTACAATCACGATTTGGTTGATGGAAATAATTTCCAAGGAAGTGGGGCTGGTAATACATTAACGGATGTAAATAATATTTGCATAGGTGACAGTTCGGGTAGTAATTCACCAGCTAATACGATTGATTTAGTAGCAATAGGAAAAGAAGCTGGAAAAAATATGAGTACAGCAACACAAATTCAAAATTGTGTTTTTGTTGGTAATTCAGCTGGAAAAGGTAATGATGGTTCAGATAATGTATTTGTTGGTAATAATTCAGGATATAACAATACAAAATCCTTTCAAATTGGAATTGGTAGTAATGCAGCAAACAGCAATTCAGGTCAAAATGTAATTGGAATTGGTAAAAATGCTGCAAGGGCAAATTCAGCTGATAATGTCATTGAAATTGGAAACAATAATAATTATTCAAATACTGGTAGCAATGCCATTATAATTGGTAATAGATTAGATTCTAATGTAAATACATTTGACAATGTTGTGATTTTAGGGCATGAAGGAAAAGCGGATCAGGATGACCAAATTGTTTTTCAAAAGAATAGCAATGATGCACATGCTAAAATAAACACGGATGAATTAAACCAAAATGTGACATATAAATTTCCTAAATCAAATGGTCATTTATTAGCAAATTATTCTACTAAAACTGATTTAGATGCTTTAGGTTCTGATTATTACATTACCAATGCGGGGGTTTATACATTTACCGATAATGTTGGAAATTATAAAATTCACCTTCCACTGGCTACTGATTTACCAGGTCAAATGATTGTTTTAACAAATTTTGATGCTTCTAATAATATTGATATTTCTGGAGGTGGTCCAATTGATCGTGGTGATGCATCAACAACTTTAGATGTTTTATATTCTAAAAAAATGATTGTAATGTTTTCAAATGGCCAAGATTGGGTTGGATATATTTTATAAAATATGAAATATTTAATTACATTTTTTTTATTAATTGGTGTGGCTTATGGTCAGTCATGGGTCCCGATGGCTTCCAATTATAAATATCGTGGTTTAAAAGCTGATTCAATTTTAAGCATTCCAAAATTTGCAGATACTATTGCACCACAAAAAGCGGATGGATATGTCATTTTGATTGATTCCACTTTTTACATTTATTACAAAAAATGGAGAAAATTAGAAGGTGCTTCATTTGATAGTACCAGTTTAAGTGACCGAATAAATGATAAAATTGACAGTATTAAAAAAATTGAAAATTGGGTTTATTTTAAAAAAAATGGTGAGTGGTTTAATAGTTTTGTAATTAGTTCAACGGACACGACTTCTTTAAGTAACCGTATCGATTCAAAGTTGGGAAAATCAGACAGTTCAATTTATTATAGTTTATACCGAAGTGACACATCTCGATTAAACATTTATGCTGCCATAAATACAAAGCTAAATTTGTCAGACAGCGCAATTTATCAAACGAAATATCGTTCCGATACTGCAAGAACCAACATTTATAATTCTATAGGATTAAAATTAAATATAACTGACACGGCAAACAAATGGGTTTCCTCTGTAACCGGATTAAATGATTCAACCATTAGGGTTATAAAAGACGGAACGACAAATGACATTGTTATTCGCACTACTTCAACAGAAACTTCAGCCACACGACTTTCAACACAAGTTTATAATAATAGTGGAAGTACAATCACCAAGGGAAGTGTTGTTTATATTAACGGCCGTCATTCAAGCAATTTGCCAACCATAGCACTGGCAAAAGCTGATGTTGAGGAAAACAGTTACAAAACATTTGCTTTGGTGGAAACGGATATTGCCACAAGTAATTCAGGAACAGCTATTCAAATGGGAAATATTGGAAATTTATCCCTTCCAACATCTACCTACAATGATGGGGATTTGGTTTATTTAAGTCCAACTGTTGCCGGTGGATTTACTACCACAAAGCCATTGGCACCTAATCATATTGTTAAACTTGGGTCAATTACACGAGCTCATCCAATATTTGGTTCTATTCAAATAAACATTCAAAATGGTTGGCAATTGGATGAATTATCGGATATTAAAATTTCGGCTGTTCCAAATGATTCAACTTTACTTCAGTTTAGCCGGGTGGATTCTTTATGGCATGACGTAAGCCCAACGACAGCAATTGGAAGCCGTTATATTAAACCATCTGATACGGCTTCAATGTTGTCAAATTATGCTAAAACTATATTGGTAAACACAAAACTTGATAAATCGGATTCAGCAACATATCAGACTAAATACAGAACCGACACGGCAAGAACCAATATTTATTCAACATTAAATGGTAAATTAAACACATCGGACAGTTCAACATATTTTACAAAATATAGGTCTGACACGATGCGAACAAATGTTTATTCGGGTATAAATGGTAAACTTGCATCAACAGCTTATGATTGGAATTTAACACAAGCCTACCAAGCATTTGGTTCAACAATAAAAGGGCTTAATTTATCGCTTCCCGTTCCTACTACGGCAAACGGATCGACAACTTTAGTCAATGGTCAAATTAGATTGATTGCATATTATATAAATCAAACCACAACCATCACTGGTGTTAAATGGTACCAAAATATCGTTGGAGCATACAACCAAGCCAATTATAATGGTGTTGGTCTTTATTCAGTTAGTGGCGGAACATTAACACTTGTTGCAAGTTCAACAAATGATTCAACAATTTTCAAAACGGGATTAAGCAACATTTGGACAAGTAAAGCATTTAGTTCAACATATTCAGCTGCGCCTGGAATTTATTACGTTGCTTTATTAAGTGGTTTTGCTACGGTTCCAACATCGCCAACAATAGGAAGTCAAAACTTTGCGAATGCTGGTTTGACAACAGTGGATTTTACAAATTCAAATAAATTAACGGCTGTTTTAAATTCACAAACATCTTTTCCAAGTTCGATTACTATGTCAACAACGGCCAATGTAAATACTTCAGTGGCACTTTATCTTTATTAATATGAATACACGACAAATTCAACCAAAACCAATATTTACTCAAGATGGTGAGAAAAATGCAACAATTCTTGCATTGACAAATTTCTTTGATTACCATTTTGATGATGGAAGTGGCAAAGTAAATTATCAACTTTTGGGAATGGAAAGCCCGGGAATACAAATTGATGAATTAGGAAATGAACATTCATTGCCGGAAGTTGCAGTGCTTTATTTTACCGGAACAATTGAAATTCCTTCAAACATTGTTCAACAATGGGGAACATCTGATGAAATTATTTGGAATTATATTATCACAAACTTGAACTTATGAGAAAAATTTTACTTGCGATTGCTATTACATTAACTATTTTTATGATGTTTTTAGCTGTTAATACCGATCCGGAAGTCATTTTGTTTATGGCAAAAGGATACAAGGTTGGATTTAACATAACAACCAACTGGCTTCTAAAATTAACGATCATTGGCACATGGGGTTTATTTTTTTGGAAAACTATAAAAGAAGAAGAAAATGGTTGAAATTTTGGGTGGTGCAATCCTTGTTTTATTAACTTATGTTTTAAGTAGCAGAAAAAAAAATGCTGAAGCTGTTTCAGCTGAAATGAAGGTGATGGAAAAGGCTTTGCAAGTCTTGACAAAATTCACTGAAGAATTAACCACAAAGGTTGAAGAACTGACATTGGAAGTCAACACGTTAAAAAATATCAACCGGAAATTGGAAATGGAAGTGATAAATTTGGAGAACATTTTAAAATCAAAATAATGTCAGATTTATTTAAATTAAATTTATTTGATCTCTTAAAGGGATTAATTGTTTCAGTTTTTACTGCTGTTTTAGTAATGATTAGTGATGCCATTAAATTAGGGTCATTTTCTTTTGATTGGGTTAGTATTTGGCAGACTGCTGTTACTGCTGGCGTTGCTTACCTTTTAAAACAATTCCTTACCAATAACCAAGGCGAATTGTTGAAATGAAAAAGTTCAGTTGGTTATTGATTCCTTTGTTCGGCTGTTATTCACCCCAAAAGGTGGATAAACAGCTGGCAAGGGCTGAAAAGAAATTCCCGGAAAAAGTTGCCAAAATTTGCCAAGTCACTTTTCCCTTAATTACAAAAAGTGACACTGTAATCACCGTTGAATATGATTTCATTGAAGTCATTGATACCGTCCAAAATACCATTTTTGACACGGTTGTCAAAACAAAGAATGTCGTTCAAGTTAAAAATATCCCTGGACAAGTTAAAACGATTACTAAAACGGTCAAGATAGTTCAAACAATAGAAGATTCATCAAAGGTTTACGTTTACAAGCAGAAGGTTGACCAATTGATTGCCGATAATAAAACGGCAAATAAAAAGTTTTCAATGATGGGTATATTGGCCTTAATCTTTGGAATTTTGTTATTGATTCTTAAGCGCAAAAAATGACGGCCCAAACTCAAATCATTTTAAAATATGGTTTGCCGGATGACATTTATAAATCACGGCATTGTGAAATTTGGGATGTTCAGACGGAATTTCCGTGGTTCCTTAAATTAGAAAAGCCGGTTAAAAGGATATTCATAAATAAGGATTTCAAATCCAAACTTAAATTGGCTTTCACAAATCTTGAAAAAGCTGATCTTCACAAAGAAATAATTTCATTTGACGGCTGTTATGTTGACCGTTCTGTTCGGGGCCGAAATATGAAAAGTCTGCATGCCTGGGCCATGGCCATTGATTTAAATGCATCCAAAGAAGGCCTTGGAAGGATTGGAACGGCTTGGTCACCCAGGTTTATTGCCATTATGAAAGCTGCCGGGCTTTATTGGGGTGGCGATTGGAAGGGCAGAAAAGACCCGATGCACTTTGCTCTTTACAATGGATAAAATGTCCCTATGAGGCTAAAAATGGCCTTAAAATCAATTTTTGGGCTTGTTAGCACTTCTTTCTTTATTCCTTATTAAAAAACTTAAAATTTTTTTTTCAAAAATTCTTTGAAAGTTAAATTTTTTTTTACTTTTGGTGCAACAAAAACAATAATCACCATGAAGAAAGAAGAAATTTTAATCATTATTTTAAGTCTTTTAATCTGTTTTGCAGATAATTTTTAAACCAAAAACCAACAAACATGGATTTCAAAAAGCACATTGTGGACCAAATTAATGACGTGGCTTCACAATTAGACAAAAAGAAGATCAGGACAGCATTGCATGACCTGAAAATTTCGGGCGTTACTTATTCAAAGTACCTTGACGGTAATGGTCAGAAAATTGACATTTATCAACAAATTTTTGACGCATTAAAACAACAATCAAATGGAGTACTTTAAATTAAAAGCCGAAAAGCTGGCAACGATTTGTCTTCAGTACCAAGGCAGAATAAAGCCAGTTATTGAATTTCTAAAAATCGGTGGCGACCCAATGGTCGCTGCCGGTGTACTTGAAACAATTTTAAAAGAAAAAAAAGAGGAATATGAAAATCTTAAAAATAATAATGGAAGTAACTTCAACTTTAATTAGCATGTTATTTTTACTGGCTGTTTTGACGATTCTTTTTATTCCTTTAATTTTAATCCTCATTTTATCACCTAAAGAAGTTAACGATGTACGCAAAACCAATTTTAACAGAAAAAGCCCTGACTTTAAGTTCCGAACAGATCAACTTAATTAAATCGCAAATCGCACAAGGGGCAACCGATGACGAATTGAAATTCTTTCTTTACCAATGTGAACGCACCGGGTTGGACCCATTGACCAGGCAGATTTACTTCATCAAACGTGGGGGCCGAATGACGGTTCAAACGTCAATTGATGGCTTTCGGGTCATTGCTGAACGTTCAAAAATGTATGCCGGACAAGATGAACCCGTTTTCAAATATGACCAATCGGGTGAAATTTTATCTTGCACCACTACGGTTTATAAATGGGGTCCCAATGGCCAACGTTATCCGGCCGGTGTCGGGGTGGCATTTTACAAAGAATATTATCCTAATCCGATGGGGCTTCAAAAGACATTAAAACACACAATGATTAGTAAAGTAAGTGAAGCACTTGCACTTCGTAAGGCTTTTCCGGTTGATTTATCAGGACTTTACACGACAGAAGAAATGGCCCAGGCTGGACAACAAAAAGAAGATATTGAAGAATATCGTGAATTTTTGATTGGTCAGCTTATGGATTTAGAAATGGAAGAAGGCTTGAAAGAAAAAGCATTTGAGGCTTTAAAAGCTGCCGAAAGTTCCACAAAATTGAATCAAATTAAAACAAGATTGGAAAAATATCAAAATCAATAATCATGAATTTACAAGTAACTACCAGTGCCACAAAAACTGATTTAATTCAGTTGGCCGAAAAAACAGTCAATGAAATATCTGAATTTGGAAAACCGATTGAAACGGTTGAAATTCTTTCCCGAATGGAATTTCTAATTGACCAAATCAAAAAGAACAAAGATTTTATTGAAATTGTCAGGAATGAATTAGAAAAGGATGGAAAAGTAATAACCACCCCAACCGGAACCAAAATCGAATTGGTTGAAGCTGGCACCAAATACAATTATCAGGATTCAAATGATCCCGAATGGATAGAATTGAATCAAAAGTTTCAAGAAATAAAAGCAAAGATGTCAGAAAGGGAAACTTTTTTAAAAACTATCCCACAAGAAGGTGTCCCACATATTTCAAAAGAAGGTGAACTTATTCAAATTTATAGGCCAACCAAGACCAGCACTTCAACTTTTAAAACCACACTTGCAAAATGAAAGAAGAATTGCAAAAATTGGCTGAAGAATTTCAAGCTTTTTTAATTGAAAAACCATCTGACGAACCAGCTGAACTACTTGAAAGAATGGGGCAAATGGAAATTGTGATCGCAAGGGCCGGGCATTGCCTGGCTCTTGCCAAAAAGCTTCAGGATGAATACATTTCAACAGCTATTATAAATGCTTTAGAACGGCAAATTGAAGAAAAATTAAGCCCATCCACAATAAACATTTATATCAAATCAATCGCAAAGGATTACAATTACCTTGTTAATTCATTTGAAAGAATTAATTCTTCAGCGGTACATCAACACGATGGTTTACGAACCCGATTGTCTTATTTTAAAACTTTATTGAATGCCTAAAATGAAAGCCATCAGTCTTCCAAAGACACTGGCAAAAGCACAAAAAGCTTTTAATGCTTTTATTCGTTTCCGGGATGCTGAAAAACCATGTGTGGCATGTGGCAAATATAAAATTGAACATGCTTCACATTTTTATTCAGTTGGTTCATTTAGCCATTTAAGGTTTAATGAAGACAACGTGCATGGTTCGTGCATGCGCTGCAATTACTTTTTAAGTGGCAACTTAATCGAATACCGGAAAAGCTTGGAAAAAAGAATCGGTAAAGAAAGGCTTGAATTACTTGACTATGAATCAAAAAGAAAAATCAAAAAATGGGCAATTTATGAATTGGAAGAAATTATTTCCACCTATAAAAGCAAAGTTAAATCAGGATCATAAATCCTATAACTTCAAGATTTATGGGCTGAAAGGCCAGCAAGTTGACGTTTTATCTTTTAATGAAGACAATCACCTTTTTATAGTAGAAGTCAATGGAAATAAATTCGTTTGCCCCAAAAGCAAATTGGAAGGAAATCACCCTATTTTTAAAGGAATTAACGAAGGAACATAATCAGCTTCCGGAATGGGTGAGAACTAAAGCCGGTTATTTACTTGACGAAAAATCCCCCAAAAAGTACACGGCTAAATACATATTTGAAAAGGCTGTTGTTTTTTTTAAAATCAAAGATTCACATTTATTTTTTAAGGATTATCGTTATTACCATGTAATGGAAGTAAAGAACATTATTCGATATGTTATGCACCTGGTCGGCATTAACTTAAATGAAATTGCAGATTTTTTTGGTATGCACCGAACAACTTCTTACCGAATTTTAAAGGCTGTAAAAAACCAATGTGTTGTGGATAATCAATTCCAAAAAAAGGTGTCTGACTTTTTGATTTTTTGCGAAATTTAATAATTTTGAAAGGCCAAAAGCAACTTGGCATTTAAACTTTTTTTAGCCCAAAGGAATTTTGGTGGTTGCTTCACCTTAATTCCGGAGGGCTTTATTTTTTTTATGTCCAAAGACCCAGCATTTCTTTTTTATAGTTCAGATTTTTTAACTGGTACAACGTTTATGTCGTTGGAACAGATTGGTTTATATATAAAAATGTTATGTCTTCAGCACCAGCACAACGGCCGAATTCCAACGGAAGAACTGCGAATGCAATGCGAACGCATTGCGAACGGTGATGCGGTTTTTAAAAAATTCACCCATGATGGCCTTGGAAGCTACAACGAAAGGCTTCAAATCGAGATGAAAAAGCGCAGTGAAAAAGGCATAAAAGCAAGACAATCAGCTAATAAGAGATGGAATAAAAACAAAAATAACGATGTATGCGATCGCATTGCGAACGCAATGCGTTCTGAAAATGAAAATGTAAATGAAAATATAATTGATTTAAATAAAAATAGTAATGAAAACGAAAATTGGAATTTTACTAAAAAAAATTTTTTTAACGATTTTAGATGGAAAGAAAAGTTTTGCATTGACAAGGGATTAAAAATGGATCAGCTGGAGGCAATGCAGAAAGAATTTATTCAGACCATCGAATTGTCTTTGGATTTCAAAAACAAAAAAGAACTTTATCACCATTTCACCTATTGGGCATTAAAAAACAAAATCAAAAAAAATGACAAACATTCAAAAGCATCCAGGGGAGCTTACCAGCTTATTGAAGAACTTCGAGCCGCAAGAACAGAAGATTTATCAGCTGACGACAGCGGCACCGGCAATTAACCGATTGGACAAATTTCAAAGACGAACGGCAGTGGCTCAACTCATGCTGACCATTCACGTCATCACCGGTTGGTCCATTCCGGAAAAAGAAATGATGGTCATTTTGGTTGACCAATTTGAAAAAAAACTTACAGAAAGCTATCCCGTTTTAAACGTTTCCGAAATCGAATTTGCATTTCGGGCTTTTGGGGTAGGAATTAACGATTGGGGTAAGCAAATGAATTTAAGCCTAATTGACGAGGTTTTGAACACTTACCTTGGTCAGCGGTCGGAAGTTCAGAGAAAAGCCGAAAATAAGGCTGCAAATGGCCTTAAATCGCAAATTTTTTCGGACGAAGACATAAAGAATGAAAGAAGGGGTCAAATAGAGGCATTTTATCAGGCAAAAAGGTCCGGAAAAAAGAAACCACTTTTTCTTCCCTTTTGGGTAGATGTATTAATCGAAGATCATTTTATTGACCATCCTGACCAGTTTGAACAGTTTATTGACTACTGTTTGGCAAATGATGTCAAATTTTTATACCAAAAAAGTTAAAAAAAACTTTACAATTTTCTTGGAAAACTTAAATAAAACTTTAATTTTATAAAAAAACTTAACGATGGAAAATTTAAAAGTCGACTATTTAGAGAATGCAAATCTTCACGAAATGATAATGGATTCCGATCATTGGATTGTAATACGAATGAAAAAAGGAAAAGACATTCATTGTCATTTTAAGGATGAATATTCAATTGGTCTTATTGCAATGTTATTAGCTGATCAGCCGGAAATGTGGGATGCAATAAAAAAAACAGTTTGGGATTTAAAAAAGAAAAAATAATTAAAATGGAAAAGCAAACAGCAGTAGAATGGTTATATGAAGCTATTGATAATGAATTACGCATAACGGTTTCGGGCTTGGCGAAGGTGGGCTTGTAGGATGCTCAAAGTTTGTAGGATGTTTATGCCCACTTTTGCCAAAACCGTGTTATACGCTGTTTTTCCTTTGTGTCCTTAAAAATTAAAAATAAAAAATATGAGTTTATTAGAGCAGAAAAAAGATTTTAGTAAAAGAGGTGCGTTTGACGAACTATACACACCCGAAGAAGCAGTTGAAATGATACTGAAACACATACCAAAAGAAGTAAAAACAATTTGGGAATGTACTGCAATTAAAGAAAGTAAAATTGTAAAAGTATTGAAAGATGTTGGTTACAATGTAATTACTTCGCATATTGAAGATGGGCAGGATTTTTTCAAATATGAACCTGAAAATTATGATATGATAATAACAAACCCACCTTATTCATTAAAGGACAAATTTTTGAAACGTGCTTATGATTTGAAAAAGCCTTTTATGTTTTTACTTCCTTTAACTACATTAGAAGGAATTGAACGTGGAAAGATGTTTGATAAAAATGGTATTCAAATGCTGATACCAAATAAACGCTTTAATTTTAAGCCTGAAAAAAATAGTGGTGCTTGGTTTCAAACATCTTGGTATTGTTTTGGGTGTGGATTAAGTTCGGATTTGAACTTTGTGTCCTTAAAATAGCGTATAACTAATGGCTTTACGCAATGCGTATATGATGCTAATATGGGCGGATAGGATTTATGTAATAAATCATTCACTATATCGGAATATAGCCGATAATGGTTGATAAATCATACAATATCGGTACTAATAGTACTTAATTATAAATAAAAATAAACAACATGGTCCCACAATCAACAACCGACATGATTTGCTCACTTGTAAATATCGACCCCGAATTTGAAGTTGATGCAAGAATTTACAATTTGGCCAAAATGAACGAAAAGAACCAGTGCATGTTCTACTTTTTAAAAGGGATGGAATATCTTCACGGGTCATCAACTGAAACATTTGAAGAACTATTTGCTGAAAATGAAAAACCCCAGTTTAAGAATAAACCGGGGAATAATCCTATGGAAAATCAATCAACAAACCAAAGATAAATGAAATATTATAATCTTAAAATACCCGACACATTAATTGAATATTGTCAAATTTTAATTGATAATAAAAACTTTGGTCAGCGCAAAAAGTTTAACGGGAATAAGGAACAACAACTTACTGGATTAATTGGGGAAAATGCAGTTCGTTGGATTTTTGGGGCTGAACTTATGCAGCTGGAAGACGGCCCTGATGGTGGAATCGACTTTGAATTTTTGGGCAAAAAAATTGACGTTAAGACAATTGGAAGAAATTCAATGCCTAAAGATTCCTACATCAATAATTTTGTTGCCTACCAGGACCAATTTAATCCTGATCTTTACATTTTTGCATCTTATCACAAAACAGATAAAATGCTGTCAATTTGTGGATGGTTGACTAAACAAGAATTTGTTGAAAAAAGGACATTTTATCCTACCGGGTCGATTGCCTACCGAAGTGACGGAACTTCTTTTGAACGTTTAACAGATTCATTTGAAATCAAAAATTCACAATTACGTTCGTTTTTTGAATTACTTTCACAAAAAGTTTAACATGCCATTACTTCAAGTCAAGTAATTCGTCTATAATTTTGGGACCACAATAACTTGGTCATTTGACGAGATATTTTAATTACCTTGGTTTCCGACCATTCGGGATGGATAATATGAAGTGCTTCATGAATAAGGTAAAGCAAATGCCTACGGCCTTTTAATCGAACGTCAAGTTCTATTAAATTCAGCCCACTATGTGCCAAGCCCCAGGCTTTTTGCTGACCTAATTTTCTATTTTTAACCTTAATTTTCACCTTCAATTAAATCGGCCTTGTAAGACCCATCTTTGTTTATTATTACGTGGGCAAATCCCCTTCTGTATTGGTTAACGATTGGATTATAGTCCACATTAAGCCCAATTTCGGACAAACATCCCAAAATGTAGTAATTTAATTTGCCACTCAAATTTAAGTGCTGGTGCTGAACGTGGCGATGTAAATGCCCGACCATCATATCTGTACCTACTTTGTTGTGTAGGCTCACACCCGGATTTATTGGACCATAGGCCCCGAACATGTAATGACCATGGTGAAAGGTTAATTTGCCAGCAATGACTGGAACTTTGTCAGATACTAAAACAACCTTTTCTTCATTTAATTTCAATCGTTCTTCTAATAAATAATAAGGATCACCAAAAATTTCGGGTGCTTTATTTAGTAACCAGCGTTCGTAACGAACATCATGATTTCCCTTCAACCAGTAAATCAAAGCATTTGGAAAGGTTTTTCTTAATGAAACTAAAAAAGCTTTGCAAGTGTCAAATTCAAACTTTTGATTTCTTTTGCTTGGGTCAGATTGGTATTTTGAAATGTGGTGATTATCAAGTACGTCACCCAATAAAATTATTGTGTTTACTTCTTTGTCTAGGCCATATTTAAAAGCTTTATTGATACTTGGCGCATGGCTGTACGGAATATGAAGATCGGCCAAAACCAAAATGTTATCGCATTGCTTTGGAAGTGTTATTGGCTTTCGTTCTTCATTTACGAATTCGGGCAGTCCATAAGGGTTGGACGTTCGTTCTTCTTGCATGTATTCGGATTTATTAATAATTTTTTTCCTATTCTTTGAACCGGCTTTCCCTTCAATGTATCGTAAAACAAACCTTGCATTTTCAGCATCTTTAAATATTAGTGGGAAATCTTTTTTAAGTAATCTTGCAAGTGCAGCTGAAGAAATTTTGGAACCGTATTTATCACGGTATTGTCTTGCGTATTCGGAAGCGAACAATTTTTTTTTGTCCAAAATTAAATTATAAAAAATTAAATTCATAATTTTACAAAAAACGGTTAAAAATCGGTATGGGTGAATTTCCAAATAAAGCCACACAATTTAGTTCAACTAACCAGCCAGCTAATCAGGGAAGGAAAAAGGGCGTTGAAAATAGCCGCACTCGTTTATTGCGTTTGCTTGAAATAACCCAAAAGCGCAAAAATGAGTTAACCGGTAATGATGAAGAATTTACCATTTTGGAACAAATGGATATGATAATGGTGTTGAAAGCTTTGGGTGGAGATGAAAAAGCTTACAAAGAAATACTTGACAGATTGGAAGGAAAAGCCATTAGTACCAACATGAATGAGCATTCAGGACAGATAGACATAAAGCAAATAACGGGCATGGTAGTAAAATAAAAGTTGTTTCATTGATTATTGTTACCCCGGAAATTTCCATTTTCGGGGTTTTTGTTTACTTTTGTCTTGTGCATTCTTCGTTAAATTTTAGGATTAATTTCCCGATGTGTCTACATTGGGATTTATTATGAAAATTTGGTTCAGAACACCATATTCGATTGACAAAAATCTTGGTCATGCTTACAACCAAGAAATGGAACTTATTCCTGACGGTGATGCAGCTTGTTTTACAGATGGTGACACATTGTTTTTAACTCACGATTTCGGCCATTTAATCAGCGAATATGCAAACCAATATCCTAATTCCGTATTGACTTGCCGGACAAATCGGATTCATCCAAAAGCTGAAGGACAATATTACCCAATGATTCAAAGTTCTGACATCAAAGAACATTTGAAATTAAACCAAAAGGTTTCGACAGTTACCAAACTTGATGGCCCAATCAGTGGGTTTTTGTTGGTTATTCCAAAACATATTTGGTTGAAGCATCCATTTACAGAAGAAAACCTTTACCGACCTGGCACACCAAATTTGTTGGGTGTAGATAACGAATGGACAAATCGAATAAGGGAAAAAGGGGTTGATGTTTTACGTATGGACGGCATTTACATTTGGCATACTTACAGATTATTAACGGGTTCTAAAAACCATTTATTGTGACAACACAAGAAGTTATTGAAAGATTTAAACAGCCGGCACCAGTCAGTTTAATAAGGGTTGGGGATGGTGAAAAAATTGTTTTGGATGGGTTTCAAAATCCTGATCAGCTTGACTATGTTCTAAAACGGCAGCTTGGATTTAGCCCAGCAATTGAACATGCCAGAGAAATAAGGGAAAATTTAATAAAAGCCATTGACGGATGTAACATTTTGGGCATTCCAAAGCATAAGAACTTGGCAAGTCTTGGTTCAAATTGGAGGCATGCAGAAACAACAGTGGACAAATTTTGTCCAAACGTGACCAAAAGAAGATGTTCGATTGACATTGCTTATGACATTGCCAAAGAAGGGTTTTCATTTTTAAATGGACTGGAAGAACTTACAATAATAGGTTGTAGGGACCTGGAAGAAGGGTTTAAAAAAAAGTACAAAATTGAAAAGGTAAATTGGTATTGCATAGCACCCGAAGCGAAGTTTACCAGCTATTCAGGCAAGCCACATTACCCTGACCAATTCATTCGGGTTGAAGGATGGATGAACAAGATTGACCCAAGGGGTAAATTGCTGCTTGTCGGGGCTGGTGTTATAGGAAAGATTTATTGCAATTGGTGGCGGGATATGGGAGGAAAGGCAATGGATGTCGGAAGTATGATGGACGAATGGGGTGGTTATGTTACCCGTGGCCCTGAAAGGTTTTTGGATCGTAGGGATTTAAATGCTAAATATTTTTTAGGATGATAAAAGTTTACAGCAAAATTGAACCTGATTTGCTTTTGCACATTGTGTTCAGAAAAGAAGAAATGACGGGAAGAACAGACATTGTTCCGGCTGAACATTTTATTCAGGTAGCAGCTTTAAAGCTTGAAGAAAACAAAACGTTTAAGCCACATCAACACATGTGGAACATGACGGGACCAGGGCCAAGAATTGCCCAGGAATCATGGGTCGTGATTGAAGGAATTGTTGAATGTACTTATTACGATATTGACCAACAGATAATTCAAGTTGAAACACTTGGTCCGGGTGACATTACTATTACACTGGAAGGTGGCCACAATTATTTAGCTGTTAAAGATTCACTTGTTTACGAATTTAAAACGGGGCCTTATTTGGGGCAAATACTTGATAAAACTTTTATATGAAGAT